GTTTCTATAATTTATATGGTCCTTATTGGTACTTATTGGTCCTTATTGGTCCTTAGGTTTGGGATTGGCGGCAGATGTACTTGACGATTTTTTTGAGACAGCAACACCTCCCTCCGGTTTTTTGGATTTTGCTTCAATGGGCGGCTCTGATGGCGCTGCTGCCGCCGATGCTGCGCTCATTTTAACAAACGACCTGCTCCCATCTTTTTCCACTATTTTACCAACCATTAGTGGTTCACCTCCCATTTCTTTTGCAGCCAGGTAGCTATTATAGTCATATACATTATTGGTAACCTTATCATATGCATAATCCGATTTAACGCCGCCTACTGTCAGCGTAAGTTTCACCAATTTTAGTTCCGTTTCTTTTGTATTTTGAGCGACAGATGCATCCGATTCTTCATTGTCGATAGAAGGAGCGTAAGAGAATTTGTCGGATTTCACTACACCGAATGTGAAACACTTCAGTTTTTCTTTGGAGGCGACATTTCGATGAATCGAGCAATCGATGGATGATTCTTTCACCGCCATCAGCAACTGACGATTGATTTCCTCTTTTATAGTAGATATTTCAAATAGCGACTGGTCGGTTGTTAACGGTTTCTTAGCATCCCGCTTACTAACGTCGTTCATTCGCAGCTCAAGCGACGAATCTTCGCTCATCTGTTTCGGAGTAAAACTCATCACATATAACATTACATGGACTGTTCGGAGCCTCTCCTCTTTTAAGTCATTGTGGCTACAAATGCGCCTAGCCCTCCCAATAACCTGCTCTATTCGTACAGGATGCCAGTACGGTTCCATAATATGCACATAACGAACATTGCGTAAACTAATACCCTCCGCACCCGACGCAGTAATCATAAGAACTTTTATAATTTGCCCCATAAAGTTGTTCGCCGATTTGGGCGCTAGTTGTTCTCTCATGGTTACGGGAATATAATCCCATGTGCTATTAAAAACATTTCTTATTATCTCACGCTCTTCATCCGTCTCTGTGCCGGTATATAGAGCAAACATCGGCTTACCTTGGTCTTCGTCGCTTATATCGCACATCCAGTTACCTGAATCATTTTTGCGAATCTTGAACCGCGCAAACCCATTTGCTTCGAGAACGAGTGAAAAAATCCCGATGCCCTCCAATGTACGAAACTGGCTATATATCAAATTCAACCCTTCGTGTTGCGGGTCCTGTATATTTTCCAACATTGCTAAAAACTTGGGGCTATATGTTTGCAGTTCTCCTTGCGGAGGTTTTGTCAAATATCGCATCATTCCACTTTTCAGTTGCGTCAGAGCCGCCATTATTCGTTTATCATATGTAGAATCCATTTTTCCTGATATCTCCTGCGCCAATTCCTCGACTTCGTCCGTTGTATGCTCACCATTCGGATTATCCAACCGTTCTGTCGCTTTTATCGCATCAACATCTTCCTCGTTTGCTCCTTCGCGAATTGCGCCTTCGACATCCGCATCTTCCTTTGGTAACGGTCGCCCTATTTCTGTCGGAAATACAAAGTTGCAAAACAACCGCGAAAAAATACGGTAGGTAGATATCGCATCTTCATATATGTCTTCACCTCCGCCTGCTCCTGCTCCCGCTCCCGCTCCCGATGCAGACGCTTTTGCTCCCGGTCTTTTCTTCGACTTCGACTTCTTTTCCAGTTTGCGTTCAGCACTACGCGCCTTTTCATATGCCAAAAATTGATGGTCGCTCATCGGCACCTCCACTACACGAAAGTCCATATCTTTATCATACTTGGGCATCAACTGTTCTTGCGCACTACGAAAATACGAGGTTAACCCGATGATTCGCCTCTGAAACATATTTATATTTTTTACTTGTCCCGTTTCAGAGTTAATAAAATAAGAACGAAACGCATCCAAAGAATCTGGTAACGCCTTAAACGTTTCTATCGTGATACTTCCCGGCGTAACACTAATATCGCGCGTCTTTAATGTACCAAGAACCAGTTTTTCAAAATCTGCATCCGTTAAATTAGGGGTCTCGCCTTCTGGGGATACGCGCAGTACGCCATTGTATTGTCCTTTGTCGTCTAAGTTTAAAAAACCGAATGGATTGCGTGTTACGGTTAATACGTGGGAGCTGTCATTATAGTCTAAATAGTCAAGACTATTTACTCCTTCAAATAGTTTTAGTAGTACTTTTTTGTCGACCTTTGATTGAGAGCCTATTTGGAGGGGGAACTTCCATGTTTTAATGTAACCGCGCAATATATTAAAAATAATAGCGATTTCATTGGGGTAGTTAATAACGGGTGTTCCGGTAAGAAGAATTATCTTGACATTATCGGCGGTCATTAACATATCGTATAGCCGCATTGAGAGCGATGTAGGGCGTTTTAATTTGTTTACAATTCGACTAATAAAGTTGTGCGCTTCATCGATGATAACTACGTGATTTGAAAAGGGGTTCTGTGTAAAGTCGGATGATAGTGTTTTCAAGTTACTCATTCGCATACCATTATAGTTGAGGAATGTATATTTTGCATCTATCATTTGCTCGATTTGATTTTCTAGACTCGCTTTTTCGTCCGTGGATAGGGAAACATAGTTTGACGGTTTTTTCACATTTACGAGCCATGCGCCTCTATTTTTAACTATGAAAGTATCTTTTAGTTGTAAAATAGTGGAAAGTGTTTGTACCATGGGGTCAGTTTTGCTTACAACCGGGATAAATTCCCAGAATTGATTTTTCTTATAAATTTCGTCACCGCATTTTTTCATTTCTTCGATATAGTTTCGGCGCAATGATGCGGGTGTCATTACGATGACGTTTTTATATGTTTTTAGCCCCTCTGCAATTGCAATCGAAGAGCATGTTTTACCACTTCCTAAACCGTGATACAATAATAAGCCGCGATATGGTGTATAAACATTCAAATAATCGCGAACTATTTTTTGGTGTGTTAAAAGAGAGAATTCGGAATTTGCGGCGGGGTCGCATGAAATCTGTTCCTTCTGACTAGCAAGCTCGTCGTGGTACGTCAAAAAAAGTTCATTAATAAAGTTGACAAATTTTTGACGATTGTTCATATAGTAGTGAGATGCAGATACGCTAGGCAAAGGTCGCTTTGGTAGTCGATTCATCACCAACTCGCCCTTTATTTCCATTTTTTCTATTTCTTCGGATACTAATCCCCAGACTGGTTTTTCACTGAAGCGCTTTGCTGAGACGGCGACTGCTCCTACGCTCTTTCCCGTTCCCGTACCCGTTCCCGACTTGGATGGCTCGGCGGCGGCACCCATAACGAGAGAAACATCTTCCACGAGAAATATACGAGATGGTAGCTTTCGTATAATAACAATTTGTCGTGTAAGGAGCGAAGTATCTGCCTCGGCAGCGGCGGCATCGGGAATAAAAGTCTGTAAACGTTTACTGCTCTGACTTTGTGGTTTACTAGAGTCGCTGGCTTTCGATATATGGACAGGTAATACGGTGCGAAGTCTTTCTAAAATATCGGCGCGATTTACCATGTCTTCATCGCGCTTGTCTATTATAGTTACGCCTCGAGAAACTTCGGCTTCGGATGCAGCTTCACCTGCTTCTGGTTGCTGAACTTGTTTTTGGAATGTAATTTTTACCTTTTGTCTTGCTTGTGGTTTGGGTTTTTGTGGGTCCGCAGATTTTGTTTGCGATGTAGGGGTGGGTTTTTTTTCAAGTCTTTCTAAAACAAATGCTGGCGCTAATGTTGTTTGAAGTTGACGTATCATATTTTGTTGCGCATAATCTATGCCGGGTTTTCCACTAGGGAGAACTTGAACTTCGGGTCCTACGTCAGGCGCCTGTGAAATTTGTAGTAAATTTTCTCTTGCTCTTTCGGATAGTTCATCTCTTTGTACTTTTTCTTTTTGAGATACTGCAGCGGCTGCGGATTCTGCTACATTTACTGTTTCGTCATCTTCGGCTTGCATATATGGGTCATTTACTACTGCTTGTCCGGAGGATGATGCAGGTTCGTCTACTGATACGCCAGTACCGGTAGACTTGTAGCGTTCTCCGTAAGATACTGCTTTCCTTTGTAGCCTTTCTATTGTTTCTTCTATTTCTTTTGCTTCTTGCGGATTACCTGCTGAATCGGATAACCTTTGTTTTAAATCTTTTATTTGTGATGTAAGATTTTCATACTCTTGGTCCGCCATTATATGTATACAAATATTTATTATATACAAATATTTATTATATACAAATAATTACTATTTACAACAATAAACAATAATAAAAATAGTTAAATAACTTTATTATTGTTAATGTGTGAATGTTGCCGCGACATGCATCAAATGTTTTGAAGGGCAAACTCGCAAGCCATTTGTTCTGCCTTTTTTTTAATCTTATGTGTCCCCGAGGCAAAATGAACCAAAATATGTCCCTTCTCTTCATATATTTCGCGGATTTTGGTAAATGATTTAAGATCGCCATAACTGAATACCTTTGTATAATCTGCTTGATATATTTCTTTCCCAAGACACAAATAAACACCCATGGTATACCCCATATCAATATCGTGCTGTATCTCTAAATAATCAGGCGTCGTTTTGAATTCCTTCTGTATTTTTACTTGTAGAATATTCTTGTAGTTGTCGTCATTTTTAATAAGAGTTATCCAGTCAATATGCCGTTCAAATACCGATTCTATAAATTTCTGAGCCATTTGAAACCCAGGTCCGGTAACAAATACATTTTCAAACCATTTGCCTTCATCATGTACAGTAATTTTATTAAAGTCCAAAAATAGTGCACCTATGAATGCTTCAAATAAACATCCCAGTTTTTTTAGATTTGTGCGTGTGTGTTTTTCCTCTGCATGTTTTGAAATAATAAACCATTTATGGAGTCCCATCTCATAAGCCAATTTCCCAATTGATTCATTTTTTACGATTGCTATTTTTTTTTCGGTCATGAAGCCTTCGTTCTCTTTAGGAAATCTGCGATACAAGTAATATTTTGTAACACATTCTAGTACTCCGTCTCCGATAAACTCGAGGCGTTCATTTGACTTTGTTCTGAGGGGCATACAGTTAGCAGGTTGCGGCATAATTTTAATATTTTCTCGGGAATTTTCTAATTGAGGGCGTTTTGTATATGAAGCGTGAATAAACGCTCGACGATATAGTTCGAAATTGTTCAACTGTGTCGGAATACCATATGACGAAAGAATAGATTGAACTTCGCTCAATGTAATCTCTCTATTTTCTTGATTATATGGATTAAATATGTATCCATCTTCACATTGAATAATATCCATGTCATTTAATATATTTTTCCCTTGTGGGAGTTGTGGAGCTTGTGTTGTATTTAATTTAGGAGAATTCGAAGGAGAAATGTCAAATTTTTTGGTAGTGGACATTTATATTCGCGGTGTTTTTATGGTTAAATACGTCGTCTGATAGTAGTAATTAATACGAATTTAACTTTAAATCATTTCAATTTAATTTACTTTAAAATTATAGATATTATAAAATAAAATACTCATGCATAATAATTATTTATAAACCAAACTTATAAAAATAAAATATTTAGGAAATATATATAAAACATAAAATGACAATTGGAATGGGAGTAACCGGTGGTAGAAGAGTAAGATCGACGGTAGGTTCAATGCCTAACAGAGGGTGCATTTTTGGAAGTATGGGTGGATTGCCTCCCACGATTGGCATTCTTGCTATTAATGGAGCTATCTATAGAAAGCAAACTAGTTATTGCAATGACCAATGTATTCCTACTGGATGCAAAGAAGGTTTTGAATATTTGAGAAAAAATGGTTTGATTACCTTCAATAAAGGTTCTGGTGGTATTGGAAGAATGCAGTACCGACCTGGTATCAGACGTCTTTTTGGTAACGGTTATCAGGTGGGTGTTTAAAATATTTGCTCATTTGCTTGAATATTAACTTTCCGTATTAACTTTTCATATTATATAATCTTTTAAATTTAATATTATAAGATTATATAGAACAATTAAATGCCTCAAAGAAACGGACAAAGAAGTAGAAACGGTCGGTCTGCTATAGCTCGCCGGGTATTGTTCGGTGGACCTGGTTCAACTGACGGTATAGGTACCAATTTAAATAACGGTGGTGGAATGAAGAAGGGTGGTGCGCAACCATGCGGAACAGGGTTTATGACGTCTTTTGCGCAAAGATCACATATTGCTGTTCCCGCATTAAATGCCAACTACTTGTTTAAATTCTGGCAACGATATGACCCTCCTCGTAATTCTGGACCCATGTTGTAACAAGTGAGTACTATTCTGTTTATTAACGTAATCATCAGCATAATCATCCGCATAATCATCAGCATAATCATCAGCATAATCATCAGCATAATAACTATATGTAAGCTAATTGCATATTGTTATTGTATATCTAAGTAAAAAATAAGTAAACAATATATGTAAGTAAACGATATAAAAATTAAGAGAGATATTATATATACGCAAGAAATAACAAGAAGTCACAATAAATCATAACAATCAAAATCAAAATCACATGTCTTCAAGAGGTATCGTAATAAAAATAGACAATCGTGAGACGGATTTGATACCATTGATTGAAAGAAGAGTAGAAGCGCAGTTATTAGACTCTCCAACTTCTGAGAGTTCATCAAAAAACGGTAAGCACAGCAAGAATGGTTGCTTCATTCCACTTCATATGTTTGAGAATGTTGAGGCGAATAATGATATCTTACATGGAGATGTAACAGAACCGAGAGAAAATGGGAAATTGCATAAAATGAAAATAGAACAACTTCATATTGGAGACATTGTTTTTGAAGACGAATCAGGGAAACCTGTTATTATTTTTGAAAGAAAGACGCTTACTGACTTAGCTGCAAGTATTAAAGATGGCAGATACAGCGAACAATCATTTCGATTAGATAAAGAAGCCACGCATAATCACAACATTGTTTACATCATTGAAGGAGATATCGAAAGGTATAATGAGAAGCGAACTCATATATCGAAAAAAACACTTATTAGTTGCATGTTCTCGCTTCTATATTATAAAGGATTTTCGGTATTAAGAACAAACACAATATGTGAAACAGCGGATACGATTATTTATTTTGCGAGCAAGTATAACAAAACGCTAATAAATGAGAAAAATAGAAAACCGTACTACGAGATTACTGACCAAGCGTCTGGTGCGTGTGTAACACCGGTAGTAATTATTCAAGATTCAAAGGAAGTCGAAGAAAGTGAAAAATATTGTGGTGTTCTTAAAGGTCATAAAGAGAAAAATGAGTATATAACTCCTGATAATATAAATATAATTATGTTATCTTGCATACCTGGTATAAATTCAAAAACGGCTACACAACTTATGAGCGAATATAAGACAATACAGAATCTCTTATATCAACTTGAAAAGGACCCAGATTGTTTAAATACGTTTATGTTAAAGACTGAGTTAGGTGGGACACGGAAAATAAATAAAAACTGTGTGGATAATATCAAAAAGTTTTTATGCGGAAGTAAATAGTTGGTATGGTGCGGCGTTGGTGTGGTATATAACATTATGATTTATCTTTTTACTTCATTGTCGGCAAAGTAACCTTTATCGATAAGTGTTTGTGTAAAGTCTGCGCCTCCCCAGTTTGAGTCCATAGGATTTGGACTAAGACCTGTTGACTGCGTAATATAGTCGAGCATCATATCCGGCGTAAACTCGCCCTGGTCGGTATTAGAACGGTTAAAACCGGGGAAAGAGTTGACATTGAAAGGAGGTTGCTCTCGTGATGCATCTAATAGCGGCGTAACATGATTTCGTGGTGGTGGAGTAGAAGGAAAACCGGAAGCGGGTACTCCACTTAAGCCGCCTAATAGATTGGTAGGACCGGGGCGGATTCTATAAGACTCGGTGCCATTGGCTTCATTTGTGTGCTGGAGGTATAATACAGGACATATATTTCCCGTTGCGCGTTGAAATTCGACAAACTCTACATATTCTTCTAAATTCTTAAATACAATTGGATTTACACCAGGAATTTCCTTTTTCTTAGAGTTATATAAATAGAGAAGCGCTCCTTTTTGTATTAAAACATTTGGGCAATCCGTATTAACTCCTGGCATCGTTAATGCTTCTTTAAAGTTTGCCGATGTATAATTTAATACAAAATATGTAACCATTATAAATAAAAAAATGATTGATAAATTTTTTAACATCGTTTATATTTTATATTTTATGTTATATACTATTTTATTATAAAAAAAAATATTACAATATGTGTTAATAAAATAATATTTATTAATTATATAAGACGCAGATGTTTGGAAATGAGAATGAACCTAAAACAATAACCGATTCTGAAATTATGGAATTAAAAAAAAAGCACGGTGTCGTATTATTTTATATGAATGGATGCGGACACTGTGAAACTATGAAACCCGCATGGAATAAGTTAATAACAGAACTCAAGGATAAACATAAAAATGAAATTATTTTAGGAGCCATCGAAAGTAATAGTATGCACATGTTTAAAAACCACGGAATAAACCCAGCTGTTTCGGGATTTCCTACAATATTATACTTTCAACCAGGTAAACACGACATGCCTGAGCATTATAAAGGCGACCGTAGTTACGAAGACTTGAAAAAATGGATACTAACTAAAAAAGGGAAAGGAAAAAAAGGAAAGAGTAATTCTCTTGTTATCTTAACGAATACGAACAATACGAACAATACGAACACAAGTAATAAAAATACAAAGAATAAGAATGGTATGGGTATGGGTATGGGTATGGGTACGGGTATGGGTACGGGTACGGGTATGGGTACAGGTAAAACAAAAGGGGTTGCTTTTTCTCAGTTCGGTGGTGGTGGAAGAAGTCGCACTAAAAAACGAAGACATATGAAGAGACGGAGGTCGCATAAACGTCGCGTGACTTCGATGTGTAAAAATTCAAGACGGCGTTTTCGGCGGTAATACATTCATAAAAAAATTACTTTATAATATTAATTATTTTTAACTGAAAATTGAAAATAATTAACTCTATTTATAAATAAGAGAAGAATAAGAGAAGAAACATCATTTCAATTGTTTACTATATGACAAGTTTATCAAATTCTAAAGGTCGTGATGCGCGCACTCTTATGGAACAAATATTAGATACGCAAAAACAGTTTTCGGATAGTGCTATTGGCAAAGAACCCTGTGTTGAATATTATGGGTGGTTTTCCGAGGAAATTCAGTCAAAAAGAATACAAAATCCGCCGGAACACAAATTAAAAACTTGGGTGTCTTCATATTCGACATCAATAAAAAGTCCGCCTTATACATACTGGATGCGAGATGGGAAGAAGGTTTTGGTCACTGATGTTACGATGACACCCGATGTAATGAAAAGACACACGGAAAGTAATGCAGTATTTTTAGGAAAAATTGACGAATTTTATTGTCGTTCTTATACCAAGCTCGAGTAAAAACTTGTGTGATTGTGCGGCGATACTATACTCTATTTTTATTTTTTAGGTTGTTTAGGGGGCTCGAAAAAATTGAAACAAAAAAACGAGGAATATGTTTAGGTAGAAGAAAATACAGAACCACCACGACCTCCAAATCCCAATGGCTTCATCAATTGTTAGATGCGAGACGACTCCTACTCTCCCTTCCTTGAACGAGGATACCCAAGGAGTCGTCACGGTTGTCCGAAAGATGAAGAAAATTAAAATCGATTCTTCTACAATATCGCGCATCTTGGATGTGACGTGCGAAACGTGTGAAACGTGCGAAACGTGTGAAACGTGCGAAACGTGTGAAATTATCAACAATGACATTAGCAAAGTTACCGTCATTATGAATAACATGAATGACGAGTGTATCAATAACAACCGCAATAATGTTTGCAAAGGAGTGTGCACTGAGGAAGAGGAAGAGGAAGAGGAAGTGAATGAAAAGTGCGGATACTACTATAAGAACAGGGATAAAAAATTAGAATACCAAAAAAAATATAACAGAGAACAGGGTGATAAGATAAAAAATTACAACAAGGACTATTACCAAAAACGAAGAGAAGAAATTCTTGAGAAGGCGAAGACGAAGATTATTTGCGAGTGTGGGTGCGAAGTTCAGTTATTTAACATGAATAGCCACAAAAAAACGAAGAAACATGCGCGAGCGCTTGAACAGCGAAAGAAGGAGCTGTGAGTCGTGCGCTATCAGATATAAAATTATATAATTATTTTTTTATTTATATAATTATTTTTATTTAACTATTTATTTTTTATTTATTTTTTTAAGTGTTTTATTATTACTTGTTTTACCGTTGTTTGCTTTTTTGAATGATTTTCGATTTTTACTATGTATATTAAGTTTCATTACTGGTTCATCTTTTTCAAAGAATTCTTTTATATGTTCCATCATTTTTTTGCTGACAATCATATCTATCTCTTGTTCATGTGTATTTTTTTCTAATATATTATATTTAAAATTAAACATGGAAAATTTCATGAATTCATCTTTATTTTTTATATCTGTTGAAAGAGGTGATTCCATGAATCGTTTTAGCATTTCGTTGCTATGCAAAATATGTTTATATTCTTTTACATGGATATAGTATACATTATCTGTGCTCATTTTGGGATGGAAAACATCATCTATGAAGCATATTTCAATATCGGAGGGTAGTTTAGTACATCGAATGAAGTCGTCAACGCTTTTATCATGCGATGTTCTATTTATTTCAACAATTTTTCCATTTATTTTAAATGCGGCTATTATTTGTTCAAATATTTTTGAATGCAACTTGTGTTCAAAGTAACCTTTAATGTGTTCTGCCCATTTTCGTTCGCCCGTATTGTTTGTATAAATCATAACAGCTTGACATTTATTTTCTTTCTTTTTTTGCAATAAATATTTTAAAATATTCATAATATTGGGTCTAATAAATTCGGGGTATAAATCCATCAGTTCGTTAAAAATACTATATGACTTATTTGGATTTTTATAAAAATCATCTAGTAAGCTACAAAATCTTCCGAATTGCCCGAAATATCCCAATGTTTCATCTAAATCAAATACAACCACTTTTTTTTTAAGGTCTTTTACTAATTTAGGCATTTAGGGCGAATATAAAATATAAATATATAAATATATATTTTTATGTATAAAAATAATTATCTACTTTTAATATAACTTAATATAACTTTAATATAACTACATAATTATGGGTATTTTAACTAAAAATGATTATGAAAAAATATTAAATTATTATAATATACCCTTTTCTACATCCGATTCATCAAAACAAATAAAAAATAAAGCAGAAGAAATACTTGCCGACAAGTTATGTAAGTGTATTAAAAAAGTAAAAGAGTCATCGAATGAACCGAATAATGATGAGGCTGAGGCTGAGGCTCGTGCAATTGGTATTTGCAATGATACCGTCTTTCGCCGTAAAGGTATTCGACATGCCGCGTTTACATGTAAAAAAAAACCCAAGTTGTTAAGGTTTAAAGGAAAAAAATATTCACTAGTAAAAAGAAGTAAATATTTATCTAAAAAACAGAAAATAAGATTGAAATTAACAATGAAAAAATAAATCAATATATGCTACACTCTTATTTAATTAATTTAATTAATTTGTTAGACATGTAAAAATACTAACAAATTAATTTAGATGTAATTGGTCTGATATGGTCTGGTCTATTACACATTTTTTAAGCAGATGGTTTAGACTGACGAGGTGCTTTCTTGGAACCCGCGCGAGGAGTTGCAGGAACATCGCCGACGCTATCCGCAGTATGTGTTGCTACCGGAGCTGGGGCTGGTGATTGGGTTTGGGCTGGTGCTTGGGCTGGAGCCGGGGATGAGGCATGCTCCTGCGAACGCCCGCTTCCGCTTCCACGTGCACCTCCACGCACGCGTCCATAGTTTCCACGCGAGTTTGAATGTTGTGCATGGTCGCGACGAACAAGCATCCACTCACTTCCTCCGCGAACATTGCGACCTCCTTGTCCACCGCGTCCACGAACTTGAGTCCTTCCACGGTCGCTTCTCTCGGTTCTAGCACCCGCGCCAGTGCCAGCGCCAGCGCCATCATGAGTTGCGCGATGCTCATGACGAGTCTCGCAAAACAACTTGCCTCCCTTCACGCCGCGAACATCGCCTGCTTGAAACTTATGGTCTCCTGTCTCAGTTGTTACCACTGAAAACTCCACATACTCTCCCTCTACCAAATAACGGTATTGCTCCTGACTTACTGTAATCGCAGAGTGGTGTACAAAGACCTCGCTCGCATCTTTGTGTTGCTCGTTGCCTCCAACGACCGAAATAAATCCAAAACCTGTCTTGTTATTAAACCACTTCACGCGCCCAGTAAGACGAACAGGGGCTGATGTAACAGAAGAACTTGCACTACTCATTGTAATTGCTGATACTATAATATATGTTATGGCTTTAAGTATTTTTGATTGTTTATTGTTTATTATTTAGTATATGATTATTGATTAATGATTATTGATTTCACACAACACCATTGTACACCCGTCGTCTATACTAGAATGCTCGCATCAATGTCTTGCACTGTCGTATCATATATAAATAATCCGGCTTCTCTTCAAACTCCAAAGTATATGCGTAGTCTAATAATTTCTTAAAAAGAGCAGGAAGACCTTCGCATACCTCGGTTGAAGTAGTGTTTACCTTTTTAGCGTATACCATTTGTTCCTTTGTTATCGTGTCACCTTTCTTGGGGTGTAAACCACACCATGGTAGTTTCCCCTTTAATAAATAGATTGCAACATACAATATTGATATTACATCGTCGCGTCTCGAATATACACACCCGTCATGTACATGCGTACTGATATATCGCATCGTTCCGACCATAGATTTGTCATTCGTATTTATAACATGCTTGTCGCCTTTTTTGTAAAACTTTGAAAGACCAAAGTCTATGATATGCAATGTCGCAGTCTTGTCGTTTTCTTTTTGGTCCTTTTGGTCCTTATCCGATTTAGGAAAAGATATCATAAAGTTTTCCGGTTTTATATCGCGATGAACAATACCAGCATCATGAACTCTACTGATAATCTGCAACATTTCTATCATATAACCAACTACTTCCTTCGTGCATGGTGGTAACTTTTTTATCATACTATCGGTATCATCGTCGTTCCTGTTTTCACCTTCCACGCCCGCGCTACTACTTTCTGAGCTTTGACTTTGGCTTCGGCTTTGGCTTTGGCTTTGGCTTTGGCTTTGGCTTTTAACATCAATACCTCCCGTGTTATCTCGTTCACTAGAATTATTTGTCCCTTTTTTGCTAGTTTCTTTTTCCGATATTAATTCTTCTTGAGACTCAGTGCTATTATTTTGAGGTTTTGTCGTGTATTTAGACGTTCCGGTATTTATTTTTTCTATCTCTTCGAATAAACTATGCGAAAATAAGTCCATCACAATTATATTCTTGTTTGCCTCTACACCAAAATATCGCAACTTTACGACACCCTGAGTACCCGCTAAATGATTCAATATCTTTGACTCCCACAATAGTGTTGGAAGTTTCGCCGTAGTTGCCTCAAATTTAATTGCTACACCATCCCCCGAAATAATATTTTTTCCCTTATACACCGTTCCAAAACTCCCTGAGCCGATTTTCTTTTCGAATATATATCTCTGATTGATTAGTGTGCGGTTGCGGTATTTTTCTTGTAATGTGCTACTCAATGTATTCTCGGAATTTTGGTTTGCATCCGACGTAAAAATCTCTTCGGGTGATTTCTCCATGATGCTGTGGTAACTTGATAATGTAAGTTGATGCGAGGATGAAAACTGATTTTAAAGTTTTTATATATTATTATATGGTGTCATATTTATAAATCAATTTTGTAATATATTTTTATTTATCATTTTTATTATCTTTATTGTCAAATGTATTTTATGCAACTTTGTACCTTTTTAAAATTGATATAAAGGAATTAAAATATATGCTATAAGTATGATACGTAGTCTTTACAGTATGTCTTCTTTGTTTTTAAATACGTTACTGTTTATTGGTTTATTTAATACTTGTATCGGAGTTTATGCGATTCCGGTTAGTTTAGTTTCATCATCGAATGATGGCGGAATAAAGTATCCATTACATGTTGCGTGCGAATGTATGTTTACGCTATATGTAGATGGGAAGTATATAGGAGAAGGGAATAAGGAAAATTATGTTCCTTATGGTTTAATAACGGAATGGAATGACACGAAAAAATATTATCCCGTAATATATACAAATGAGCCTAAAATAATAGCATTTCATGGTATAGGAGGACAGTATCCTGCATTTCCAAATGGATTTATTATGGATATGAATCATGGTAAGGATTATACAAAGTATGAGGAATGGAAGTGTAGAGATTTTTCAAAGACGGCGAATAAAGTTCCTCCCGTTGACTGGTTTACATTTGATTATGACGACAGTCAATGGGAAATGGCTGCATCATATGGTGTGAATTATCAGAATAATAGTTTCCAGATTTTTGAAAATCCGCGCGACGCCATAAGCTTGAATGCTCAATGGCTATGGACAAGTGATAACAAGGCTGATACCATTTATTGTAGGAAAAAAAATGGAAATGTTGGAACTATTCCTGTGTCGAAAACGATACACACGACTCCCTCACAAACATCGGCACCACCTCCTGCGTCGAAAACGATACACACGACTCCCTCACAAACATCGGCACCACGTGTGTTGCAAACGATACACACGACTCCCTCACAAACATCGGCACCACGT